TCATTATTTCGGGTGTCTAGCAGAAGGCGGCATACGATATCAAAAAACGGTATCCGGACCGCACGTGCCTCATCGTGGACGACGACACCCCCACGCTGGACATGTGGGCGACCCCGGACGGTATTCACGAAATAGTCGATGCAGGGCGCGCGGTGATGCGCGAGTTTTTAACGACTACTCATGCAGGCGATTTTGTTTTGGGACCGAGCGCGTCGATCAAAAACTGCTCAAAGGTCGCAGTCTTGGGTGGACCCGAGTAGTGCCGACTCTTGTCGGACGCCGACAAAATGTAGGTGGGATACGCGTCCACGCCCGCCATGCGGCACTTGGCAGTATCCATCTCGCAGTTTATGAGATTTACCTTCACTTTGCGCCTCCCGTAAAGATTGCCTTGCACGAGCGTGTTCAGACTCTGGACGGGAGGTATTGCGTCCTGAGAGAAAGGGCACCAACTCACGTAGTAAAAGTTAAAGTCTGCTACATTCGACACTCCGCCGGTTTCGGGCGGCATCTCGACCAATCGACTGGCGGGTAGAAACCCTCGAAACGCCCAGAAAAAGGTCGCGAACGCAAATAGCACAACCGCCGTAATTAACGCAGCGTGGAGCGCTTTCCACCCGTAGTCTCCGAGCATTTTTCTTCTTTATCTTGTAACGGATACAACAAAGACGCTATTTTTCGCTCTTTGGTATACCAATTCTGCATCGCCCTGTTCATAGACTCTCCCTTTGCAAACGCCCACGTCACCTGCTGCGACTGCCGCGTATTCTGCGGCGGCACAAACCACTCACCTTTGTAGCAAAACATTATACTATCATACACTCACTGTGAAAACGCCTACTTACATGCGCGCCGCATTAGAAGCGTCTATCTAAAGACGCGCCGGGAACCCAACAAGGTTCGCGCCGATACCGAAACCGGCGCCCGTGCGCGCGGACGAACCGACGCTCGGCGCGTAGATGTCGAGGATCGCAAAGACCGCGAGCGCCGTCAGGGCGATCGTGCCTATCTCGTTGACCTGGAGTTTCTTGCCCGGGAGGAGGTAGCACGCGATCGCGACGGCGAGACCCTCGAGGGCATACTTGACGAGGCGCTTGACGAGGTCGGCGACGTCAATGCCAAACAGCGGCGAGGCGGGGGCGGGCGCCTTTTGCGAAGAAGCGTCAGAGTTCATCTGTTTATACTGATTCTAGGATAATTTTTCAATACTAACTTGTGTATGCAAACAGTCCGAGCGAGAAGATGCTCATCAGGATCGCCACCCACCGCAGACCGTGGATAGATTCCTTGAACAGAAACACTCCGGCGATCGTGATGATTACGTTGCTCGAAAGGTTCCATATGAGGTTCATCGCCGCCATGCCTTCGTAATTCATGCCCTTCATGAAGATGTAGGGTTGAAGGGCGTATGCTGTCACTGCGACGGGGAGACCGACGTTGTAAGGAATCGCGCCGAGGTGGACAAACTTTGCAGTAAACATCATCACGACGTCGACAAGCGCCATGGCGACACCAAATACGATCGGAAGAAAGGAGAAGGATCCCCACTTCCAATTGACCCTTGCGATGAACGCTGTATCAATCAAATCTTTAATTTGCGGCATCCGATTATTTTAGATGGAGACGATACTTTACATGCGCTCGCCGATCGCCCGGCACACCGCCTTGTGCGTGAGCGCCAGGACGACACCAAACACGACGGCGTGCGTGAGGTTGACCGTCATGCGCGACGCGCCCGGGGGGAGAGAGAGGAAGACGCCCGGCGTCAGGACATAGAAGAGAACTGCCGCGTAGAGTGCCATTGCCCACATTGTTTGTTTGTAATACTCCCAGGAGAATTTTTCGCCGCCCCTTGAAAGGAGGACGACTTGTTCTCCGCGCGTTGCTATTTTAAGAAACGCCGCGCGAACATTCATAATGGCAGAATCAAAGAAGGTGACTCTCCCGACGCGCGACGAGGACGGCGACGTGGACTACCTTGAGGAGGACCCCGAGTTGCCGAACCAGCGCTACTGCATCGTGTCGTTCATTTCGCCCGAGAAGGTTATCGCCCAGAAGAACGACTACTATTTCAGCAAGTTTATCGAGTGGATGGACTATGAGTGGAAGGTCAAGGGCGTCGAGCACTTTGTGGCGTATCTCTCGAAAAAGTATTCCGTAAACATTGACGATATCATGAAGGACTTTCGTGAGTTTGAGAAGACGCATCGCGCCGACATTAAAAAGACGGACGTGCCCGAGCAGTATCAGATCTTCCTGCTGAAGCACGAGAAGGAACTCCAGGAGCGCTTTGACCGCGACAACAACTTCCAGTGCAACATTCGCGGCGTCAAGGTGCGGCGCGCCTTCCCCTCCTACGAGGAGGCGCAGATGTGGTGCAAGGTTCTGCAGCGCAAGTATCCGAAGGACAACCTCATGATTGGACGCATGGGATGCTGGTTGCCGTGGGAACCGTCCGAGCACCTCATGGAGAACGTCGAGTATGCGAATACGCAACTCAACGAGATCATGCGCAAATACAAGGAGAACGAGGCGAACCGCGAGTTGTTTTTTGCAGAGGAGCGCGAGACCTCGATCAAGGCGCAGAAGGAGGAGAATGCGAGGAAACGCCTCGCGAACGCCGGAGGGGGTGCAGGTGCTGCATCAATCCTCGATGCGCCCGCTTCGGCGCGCGAGACGCTGTCGGCAGTTCTCGCAGCAGCGTCCGCGCCCGCCCACCCCTCCGAGGGCGCAATGCGTGACGCGTAAAATATAGTGGCGTAGAATAATGACAAAATACTTCAGTGCTAAACTTGATCGCGCGACCAAGAGGATCAAGAATGCGGACAAGGCGCTTAAAAATGCGCATGAAAAGAACTCGGGAATAAAGGCGGCGAAACACGAGTTTGAAGAGGCGAGTGAAAAACTAGGAATACTTTTGGAAAAAGATGTCAAAGCGAAACACGGGATTCATGGGGGCGCACGGCGGCACCGACCTACGAAGCGCCGCCGCCACCGCCGATCGCGCGTGACGCGTAAACAAAAATAGTATTGTAAATGGGTATGAACCCCCGCCGCCGCTGCCGAAAAAGAAAAAGAGACGGTCGTCCAAATTACTTCTTGATCTGCACATCGCTACTGTTCGTCACAAACGTGTTCCACGCGCTTCTGAGGGGGTATTTCGTATATGCATTTCTGTTTATGAACCTTCTCGTAACCTCGGTCCTCGTTCATTACGAGGATACGCTCGGAACCAATCTCGTCGATAAATGCAGCGTTTTCTACGTGTTTCTATACGGTCTCTACACCTTATGCCGCAAAGTGTCCCTCGAGAATTGGGCGTATACCCTCGTAATTGTATCTACGTTCCTCTTTGTCGTCTGGGTCTACATCTACGGATTTTTAAATCAAAGGTTCGTGTTTGACGATAAAAAGCGCGTCTCGATCCAATACCACGGACTCATGCACGCGATCGGATGTTTCGGGCACAATATGATCATGCTTCTCTAATTCAAAACGGATTTCAAGTTTTGGAGCAGCAAAACTTCAAGAAGAATGGGGTTTGACTTGTGGATTTCGTGCAATCTGAGCGTGTGCAAAGAGACGGGAAGACACTACTTTCTCCGCAAAAATGGTGCAAAAGAGTTTGATTTGACACGTATTCCGGTTGTGCCTGAAGAGTTCCGCAGGTTCATCCAGTTGCGGGGACATGTCCTATACGAGTATACACGGTCGTTTCCGATACACGAAACGACCGTGGATGCTGTGATGTTTCTGGAGAGGTTTCCGCCGTGGGACGAAGTTGAGCAGGATGAGGGCGACTCTACTGTCTGGACGTCGCTCGACCACAACAAGTTCTTTGCAGCAATCGAGTGGTTCGCGTACAGCGAGGCGAGTTATCTTGTGAATTGGACGTATTAGATTCGTCTAGCATCGATCACACCAAGACGCGGCGGTCATCTCATTTCCGCAGTCTTCGCAGACGCGGACGTACAGTTTTTTCAGTCCGTCCCTTATTGCGTCGAGCATTTCGTCAGTTATGGTTCCGATTAAAATGACGAGCATCGGTTTGTCGTTTCCAGAGTGATCGGCATACGATACAAACCTTTTGCTTGAATCCAAGTGCACGGAATCTTGTCCGACATATTCGGGGTTCACATACTGTCTACACGTCTCCAAAAATACATCTACAACATTTGCAGAATTTGCATCGTCGCGCGAATCATACATGGAATTGTGCTCATACACGAGGATCTCGTACTCTGCCTCCATTATTGTGTGTGCAGTTTAAAACCGTCCTGCGCCGCCGCTTGCACCGCCGCCGCCGCCGTCGCCACCTTTTTTGACCCACACCGTAGGTCCGCGCCGTGAACCCCCCATTTCGGCAGGATTGTATTCGCCCGACGCCAGCATGGTCGACATGAACGGTTTGTTGTCTGCCCACAGCGAATCCGAGCACAGGTGGAACGGTGGGTGGTCGCTCGCCTTGTACCAAAACACCTGATCGTCTAATTTATTCGAAGGACTGGAGTTGCAGATCACGAGGCATTCGTAATTTTCAGTGCACTGGTCCATGAACTGGCAGAACATTTCAAATGTCGGAAACATACCTGCGTAATTTTCGTAGATACGTTTGCGGTTGCCCAAGATGTTTTCGCGGAGGATGAACACAAAGTCCACGTTGGTGCGCAGATTGGGCGTGATACCGAGGGGGTACTGCATGGTGATCATCGTCGACAAATCCACGTGGCGCCCGTTCATGAAGACGTAGCGCGTGGACTCTTCGCGAATCCACGACGCGTCGTACAAGCAGTCGTCCAGAATCAAAAAGGTACGAGGATCGATAGTCGACGATTTAGAAAGATTGCGCTGCTGCTTGAGTCCTAGTTGGCGCTTAATAACGTTCATAATGATATCGGGTTTGTACTTGTCGTGGATCAACTTGGAAGGGACCATGTGCTGAAAGAACTCGTTGGCGACTTCTGTACCGGAAATGACGGTCCCGATCGGGAAGCATTCTTGGGTGTGAAAGAGAATGTCGCGGACCAAGAAGGATTTTCCGGTATCCTTCTTCCCGATGATCACAATCATGGGCGACTTGCGCGAGTCGAGCGCGCACCTTTCCTTGATGACGTTCATGTTGAACTTTCGAATGTTAAAATTCATCCTCTTACACTGTAGACCTCTATTTTTTGCTGCTTGTATACAATGGGCAAGAAAACCGACGATTACGCGTACAACATCCACTCAAAAATGCTGACGCGCAACGACTCGCTGCGCGTGACGGGCAATATTGCCATCTTTGCGCTGGTATACACTCTGGCGGGCGCAATCCTCTCGTATATTCTGTGGTACGCCTTCGACCCCTACAATCCCGACAGCGAAGAGAAGACAGACAAGGTGTGGGAGACAAAGGGTCTTCTGTTCCAACTTTACGACATTTGCGTAGAACTCATCATTATCGCCATATCG